CCTTCACCCTGTGGATCACGACGGCCGGTGTGGCCGGTCACGGCATCCTCGGTGACCTCTACGGCACGATGGCGAACGGCCCTGGAGTCCTCGAGGAGGACGGGTCGCTGCGGGTCTACCGCGACCGAGCCAACGGCGTCCTCATCTACTGGTACGGGGCGCCGGCTGGTGCCGACATCGAGGACCCCGCCGTCTGGATGGCCTGCAACCCGATCAGCTGGCTTCACGACGGGAAGTACCTTGGCGCGCAGTTCGCTCGCCTCAAGGCTCGCGGTGCCCTCGCCGAGTGGCGACGCTACCACCTCAATCAGTTCGTCGGTATCGAGGAGGGCTGGCTCGAGCCCGGCGTCTTCGCGAGGGGCCGACAGGACGTTCCGCTCAGCGCTGCGCTCCCCGTTGGGGTCGGTATCGACCGCTCGCCCACCGGAGACGTCGCGGCCATCGTCGTGGCGCAGAAGCAGGGCGACCGTGTCGTGGTGAGGTCCCAGCTCTTTCCTGCCGCACCCGTCACCGGCCTGGCGAGCAGCGAGGCGATGAGGCTCCGGCTGCGCGACCTCCGGGGCGCGTATCCCCTCCCCCAGGTGCGCGACGCGGGCAATCACCGCCCGATCCCCGGCCCAGCCTTCGCGTTCGACCGCTACGCCTTCAGCGAGTCGGCCGAGATGCTAGAACAGGACGGACTCAACATGGTGGACTTTCCGATGACCGGTGCGATAGCTCCGGCCTCCATGACGACGTATGAGCTCATCACGACCGGCCGTCTCCTTCACGACGGCGATCCGGTGCTGACGCAGCACGTCGAGAACACGACGGCGATCCTGACCGAGCGCGGGATGCGCGTGGCGCGGCCTCGAGCCGGGAGCATCGTGAACGTGGCCTGCATCGCGCTGGTCCGCGCGGTGGCGATGGCGATGCAGGAGGCACCGAAGCCGGCCGGTCCGGCGCTACCGCAGGCGGTGGGGTTCTGATGACACTCTCACTCGCCACCCCGGCCGCCCTCTACTCTCCGGCCTGGTGGGTCAAGCGACTCCTGCTGCGGCTCAAGACACGCCAGGAGAGCTGCCGGGAGTACCACTCGTTCTACGAGGGGACCCAGCCGCTCGCCTTCGCCTCCGTCAAGTTCGCTGAGATATTCGGCCAGCGCTACCGGCGGCTGCCGGCCAACTTCATGCCGCTCGTCGTGGACGCCGAGCGGGAGCGGCTGGGCATCCAGGGGTTCCGCTTCGGGACGAAGAGCGAGGCCGACAAGAGCATCTGGAAGATCTGGCAGGACAATCAGCTCGACGCTGAGAGTCAGATCGCGCACGAGATCGCGCTCACGAAGGGCGTGGCCTACACGCTCGTTGCCCCGACCGCCCAGGGACCCCTCATCACCATCGAGGACCCAACGGAGACCATCCTCGAGACGGCACCCGGTAACCGACGCCTCCGGCTCGCGGCCCTCAAGGTCTGGGTCGACGACGACGGGTATCTCCGCGCCTACCTCTACCTTCCGAACGAGATATACAAGTACCGCTCGCAGCGGCGCCGGACGGACACGGCCGAGCTGTCGTACGAGGGGACAACCTGGGAGCCGTACACTGAGGAGGAGGGTGAGGACTGGCCGGCGCGCAACGCGCTCGGCGTCGTCCCGGTCGTCCCGCTCCTGAACCGCCCGCAGCGGGACGGGACGGGGCGCTCGGAGATTGCCCCGGTCATGGGCAATCAGAACGCGATCAACAAGCTCCGGTTCGACGCTCTTGTCGCCAGCGAGTACGTCGCCTTCCCGCAGCGCTGGGCGACGAACATCGACGTCCCCGTCGACCCCGACACGGGCAAGCCTATCCCGCCCTTCAAGCCCGGGGTCGACAACCTCTGGACCCTGCGGCGACCGACCCCGGCCGAGGCGCAGGAGTACGGTGACAAGATCCCGGTCCCGACGCTGGGACAGTTCCCGGCCTCTGACCTGCGGCCGTACATTGACATGATCCGCGAGGAGGTCGGGCAGATGGCCTCGATCAGCCGGACGCCCTATCACTACCTCCTCGGCGAGCCGACGAGCGTGCCGCCGTCGGGTGAGTCCCTCAAGAGCAGCGAGGCCCCGCTCGTCAAGAAGGTCGGCGCCCAGGCGGTCCACTTCGGCGAGGGCTGGGAGGAGACGATGCGCGTCGCCCTGCTCGCGGCTGGCCAGACGAGCAAGGCGCGGACCGACGGTGAGACGATATGGGCGGACCCGGAGACACGCAACGAGGCGGCGCGCACCGACTCGATCCTCAAGCAGTACGCTGCGGGCCTGCTACCGGATGAGTTCGCGCTCGAGGAGCTGGGCTACAGCCAGCAGCAGATCGCCCGGATCAAGGAGCTGCGGGCGAGCCCCGCTCCGGTCAGTGAGCCACCGGCCCCGGATACGAGCGGGACTCCGGACGAGAGGATGGAGGTGACAGGTGGCAGTCTCCAATCGCCCATGGGGTGACATCACGGAGGCCGACTACACGCCGGAGCAGTTCTGTCGCGCGGCCCTCATCGACCTGAACCCGTCCAGTGAGGCCAAGACGAAGGGACGATGCAAGCTGCCGGTGAAGGAACCGAACGGCGACCTCAACCGGAACGGCGTTCATGCTGCGGCGGCCGTCTTGGCCGGGGCTCGCGGGGGTGTCGATGCACCACCGGAGATGAAGCGAGCCGCGGCTCGCCGGGTCATGGCCTACTACCGGGAACTTGACGAGGAACCCCCGCCGTCCATCGTACGAATAGTGGGATAGCAAGGGAGTACAATCGTGACCGACACGACCCCCGCGGGCGCGACGCCCGCCGCGGCCGGTGCGACACCGGCCCAGACGCCCCCGACCGATCCGGCTCCGCCCGCGACGGGCGCACCGCCGACACCGCCGGCCGACGACACGCTCGGTGACGCGGGTAAGCGAGCCCTCGATGCCGAGCGCGACGCTCGCCGTGAGGCTGAGAAGCGCGCGAAGGCAGCTGAGGTCGAGCTCAAGAAGCTCCAGGATGCCGGACTCTCTGATCAGGAACGGAAGGATGCCCGTCTCGCCGAACTCGAGCGGGAGATCGCGACCGAGCGCCTCCTCCGCCAGGAGGCCACCCTGCGGGCCGAGACCTACTCGACTGCGCAGCGGCTCGGCTTCAGGGCTCCTGAGATCGCCTACCGACTCCTCTCCCCCTCTGAGGTGGTCTACGCCGAGGACGGGACACCCAAGAATGTTCAGGCCCTGCTCCAGACGGTCATCAAGGACCACCCCTACCTGGCAAGCGGAACGACCGACTACGGTGGCGGACCGCGAGGAACACCACCGACCGCTGTCTCCAGCATGAACGCGGCCATCCGCAAGGCGGCGGGCCGTTCCTAACGCTCAGCACGAGGAACAGACATGACGGTCTACAGCAGCCTCACCGACCGCTCGGACGCGGGCGCGCTCATCCCCGAAGAGGTGTCGCGCGAGATCATCCAGGGCCTACCGATCGCCTCGGTGTCCCTGTCATCCTTCCGCCGGGTCACGATGGCCCGAGGCCAGCAGCGTCAGCCCGTGCTGTCGGCCCTGCCGACGGCATACTGGGTGGACGGCTCCAGTGACACCGGGCTAAAGCAGACCGCGGAGCAGAACTGGGGCAATCAGTACCTCGATGCCCGTGAGCTGGCCGTCATCGTCCCCGTCCCTACGGCGGTCCTCGATGACGTCGACTACGACATCTGGGGTGAGGTGCGGCCGCGGCTCGTCGAGGCGTTCGGCGCCAAGATCGACTCCGCCACCCTGTTTGGCGTCGACGCACCGGCCGGATGGCCGGACAGCATCGTCGAGCAGGCCGTCGCCAAGGGCAACTCCGTCCTGGAGGGCGTCACGCTCGACAGCCAGGGGAACAACGACTTCGGGGTGGACGTCTCCGGGGCGATGGCGAAGGTCGAGGAAGACGGCTTCGACGTGACCGGCTTCTGGGCTCGCCGCAAGGTCCGCTCGCGGCTCCGGGGCCTCCGGGACGTGAACGGCGTTCCCATCTACCAGGCCCTCGCGGCAGGTTCGCCGGCGACGCTCTACGGCGAGCCGCTCTCCTTCGTGAGCAACGACCCGTGGGTCAACAACTACGAGATCATCGCTGGCGATCCCCGCTACGCGATCCTCGGCCTGCGCCAGGACATGACCTTCCGCATCTTCACCGAGGGCGTCATCTCCGATGACTCGGGGAACGTCGTCCTCAACCTCATGCAGCAGGACGCGGTCGCGATGCGCGCCGTCATGCGTGTCGCCTTCCAGGTGGCCAACCCGATCAACCGCGAGAACACGAGCGCCGCCACGCGGTTCCCGTTCGCGGTCGTGATCAACGCCGGGTCCTAGTAGTGATCACCGTCGGAGAGGTCCGAGCGCGGGGTGTCACGCTTCCCGAGGACGCCGACGCCGCCCAGGCGATCGTCGACGAACAGGAGGCGTGGCTCGCCCGGAAGATCGGACCTCTCGACGGTGAGCGCACCGAGACGTTCTACGTCGGCGTCAGCCGGACGTGGGGCAAGCTCGCTCTCACTCGTTACACGGACGCGGTGGCCGTGGTCGATGGAACATCCACCATCGACCCCACCGCCCTGGCCATGGTGGATCGCGGCTCGGCTGTCACCCGTGTCTATCCGGCTCAGTGGTGGACCGGCCCGTATGTCAGCGTCACCTACACCCCGAACGACGAAGAGGAGGTGCGGCGGGTGCTCTACGAGCTGGTCTCCCTGGCCGCGCAGCCCGTCGGTGCCCTGGAGTCCGAGACCATCGGGAGCTACTCGTACAGTCGCGGTGGGGGGACTCCGGCCTCACGTGCGGCCCTAGCGAGTTCCCTCCTACCCACCCGCGACCAGGCCCTGACCCTGAAGGCGGTGTCGCGGCGGGTGATGCCGTACGACCCCGTGATCAACCGGGCTGAGCCAGA